TGCTTGAGATAGCGGCGTACAGTCACGGTCACGATGAGAAACACGATCGCCGCAACAAGCCACAGCATCAAAACGTGCTTCGTCACGGAAAAGTCGATGCCCATGATCGTGGGCAAAGGGATCAGCGCGCGGTCGTGACCGCTCGTCGCGCCCGGCCCGCCACCGGCGGCCGAACTGGGCGCCTCCTCGCGCACGGTGCCCATCATCATCGTCATCAACTCGTCGACGTCGCGACTGGTGCCCGGGTGGACGGCCGGGCTGGGCGCGCCGGCGACGTACTGCGCCTTCATGGGGTGGATCTCCACCTCGCGCGGCTTGCCGTCTTCCATCGTGAGGGTGGGATCCACGTCGGCGTTGGCTTGAATAAACCAGCCGCCGAAGCCCATCTGCCAGGTGTGCGCCAGTTTGGCGGTAGCCAGGTTGTTCATGCCCTGCAGCACCGACAGGAACGGCCACAGGAAGGGCACCGCGCGGCGGTCGGGGTCCGTCTCAGAGGCGAAATTGCAGCCCCAGATCCACGTGCCGCACATCCTGGAGATGCCGAAGTCCTTGGCCAGGTCGATGGCCGCCAGCTCGGATTCGCCGCTGGCGTTGACCCGCTCGGCGCGGGTGATGTTGGAGCCGTCGCTGGCCGGCGCGGTGATGCCCTGGCCGATGTAATAGACGACGCTACCCGGCCGCCACAGCTCGTACAGTGTGAACTTGGGATACGTGCCGCGCGTCTGGCTCAGGTAATCCGGGTCGTAACCGGGCCCGACGTGGCCAGAGTCGCCGAAGCGCCAGCGGTAGCCGCGCGCCTGCAGGTCCTCCTGGGCGTACTGACCGCGCACGATCAGCCCGTCGAGGCGATGCCCGGGGCCGAGGATGGGCAGGCACTGGTCGATGCCGATGACTCTGACGCCGATGGGCACCGCGCGCGCGCGCCAGTCGAGAGAAAAGTCGTCGTACGTCTTGCGCTGGTCCTGCAGGTCGTCGCCTTCCCACAGCTCGAGCACCTCGCCCTCGTCGTCGACGAAAGTCGGCAGGTTTTCCCACGCCGCGGCCCTGGGAAAACACAGCACCGCGGCCCCGCCCTGGTTGAAGAGCATGTCCATGAGCGGTCGCCAGAACTTGCCGTTCTGCTGCTCGACGGCGTCGAGGCACGCGTTGGCCCACACTTCCAGAGACGAGGCGTTCGTCCGCGCGCGGATGGAGCGGCCCATCGGATCGCGGCGCAGACGCGGGCGTTTGGAGGCCAGCATCTGCACCGCGTGCAGCGGAATGGTCTGCGAATGTGGCAGTTTGACCGCTAAATTACCAGCAGCCAGCGCAAACTCTTCGGGAACAATAGGGTCGAAGCGTTGTGCTAACCAATCGCGTACATCACGAACTCTATGGCGCGTAGTTTGCCACTCGTTATACGACGACCACCAGCGTGTAGCCAGTTGGGAGGGGGTCGGGACGTCCTCCGGGCCGAGCATTTCAGGCCGAAACGGTCAAAAAGGTCAACTCGGAGTTGACCGTCGGACAACTCACGCGCTGCTGCTCGTCGAGGTGGAGCTCGTGATGGACGTCGTCGGCGCCGCGGGTGCGGACTGAGCCGTCGCCTGCGCCCTGGCGAACTCGGCGTCGGCCTTTTCGGTGTCGCTGAGTCGGCGCACGAAGAAGCCCTCGCGCACGACGTCCTCGTCGACGCCGTAGCCGGCTTGCTTCAGGTCCTCCTCGTCGTCCTCGGCAAGGTCCGCCTTGGAGACGAACACGCGCGCGCTGGTCTCCAACTGGTCGACGATGTCCTGGGCTTCCGGACTGAGGCTGGGTGTCGCTGTCTTGGACGTTGTCGAGCTACTCGTACTCGGTGCTTGTGCCATGTCCACAACCTAGCACGCCAGATTGACGTAAGAATACGCTTCGGCGTCAACCCAGCAACTGCAGCGGGTTGCCGCCCGGCATCTGACGCAGCCCGCCGCTGGTCCTGCCGACGACCCTGAACGGCACGGGGTTGCTCAGCAAGGTCAGAAAGGCGCGCGTTTTCTGCAGTCGCTCGACGGCCAGACGCACGCAGTACGCCAGCGCGTCGACGCGGTCGTCGTGCGCCGATCTAGGAAAGCGGCTCAGCTCGACGCTCAGCGCGTGCCACCACGGCGCACTGCGATCGACGCTGATCAGCCCGGCCTTGGCCCGCCCGGCGATGATCAGCGCCCTCGACAACTTGTCGGTGTCGGCCTCGACCGGCTCCATGTGGCACGGCGACCAGTCGACCCTGGCCTGTAGCGCCCTGAGCAGGTCCTGGGTGGCGCCCTGTTTTTCGAAAGCGCGCCGCTCGATGCCGACCAGCATCGGCCGCCATTCCTTTAAATAACTCGCGAGCTCGACCTCGTGGCGCAGTTCGGCGAGGTGCGCGGCGTACACGTCGAGGATGTGCAGGATGGGAAAACGGCCGTCGCGTTCGACGGCCGCCGTGACGCCCACCGTCCAGTCGCTGGCGTCCTTGTCCGAGTAGTTCAGGTCGAAGGCGCAGATGACGTCCATCTGGCTCAGGTCGAGATGCTCGGGCCGATCCAGGAACCACGCCGGATTGAGCAGCATGCCGGCCCGCGGGCTGGGCCGCTGGTCGTACTGCGCCGAATAGGCGTACGGACCCAGGTCGACCTTTAACTGTTCGACGGTGTCTTTCGAGAATCGGCTCGGGCTGAGCAGGATGGGGTCGATGTTGGCGGCCGCCTCGGCGCGACGGTCGTGCAGGTGCTGATCCAACGCGCACGCCTCGAGCTGGCTGGGGCGCGCGTGCAGCGGGTCGTACTCCATGGGCAGTTCGATGTGGTGGATGCGCGCGCCCTCGCGTTCGAGCCAATCGGCGGTCAGGTCCTCCTCGTGCACGCGCTGGCCGACGACCACCCTGACGCCGCCCGGCAGTCGGCGGGAGGGGTACACCTCGCGCCAGATCTGCAGCACGCTGTCGCGTTCGGCGTCAGACTCGGCCTCGTGCACGTTGTGCGGATCGTCGACGACCACGTAGTGGGCGTGCTCGCCGGTTACCCCGCCGGCCATGCTCGTCGCCAGCCGCCAGCCAGTGCGGTTGTTGGAGTAGTAGCTCTTGACGTTCTGATCGCCCGAGAACGACCACGCCTCGCCCCACTGGGCCTGGTACCACTCGCTCTGCATCAGGCGCCGCGTCCGCAGTGCGTCGCGAATGGCCAGCCGTGCGTCGTAGCCGCCAGTCAGCCACCTGGTCCACGGCTGCCAAGTCCACGCCCAGGCCGGCCAGAAGACACTGGTGCACAACGACTTGGTGGTGCCCGGCGGCACGTTGATGAGCAGGTCGGTCAGCTGCCCCAGGCTGCACGCCTCGAGGTGGGCGCACAGCAGGTCGAGGTGCCAGCCGGGCTGAAAGGGGACGGACGGCTCGAGCAGCGGCCAGGCGGCTGCGACGAAGTGTATTAAAGGTAGAGACGGCTTAGCCCGCGGATCGGGTCTCCAGATCGTGTTCGTCTTCGACTTCTGGCTCGGCCGGTCGGAGAGCGCTGAGGAGTCGAATAACCCGGTCCCAATGGACTGCATCCAGATGCGCGAGGGCGGCCGCGGATTGCTCGCGTATCCAGTCTTCGTCTGCAGTAAGCCGGGCTCGAGCAGATAGCGCCTCGAGCGTCGCGTGGACCGTGTCATAGACTGCCTGTCCCATCCGTTCGCGCTGGGCGAGCGCGCGCGGCTCTTGCGGCCCGTACTCGCGCCACCACGTCTTGATCGTCGAATGCGGCACGCGCAACTGCTCGGCGACCTGCTGCGTCGAGTTGCCCGTCAGCAGCAGCGCGATGGCGCGCTGCCGCACCGAGTCGGTGTAGCGCCGCCCGCCACGCCGCGGCCGAGCATCGTCGTCCAGGACCTCGGTCGCGGTCGTCACGGTGCGACCATTATCCCTTACCCCGCAAGACACTCGCCGCGACTAGGCCGTATGCGCGAAAGGATGGCAGACTCTAGGCACACGGAGTACACTGAAGAGATGCTCGAACCCGCGTCGGTGGTGCTCGTGTGGGCCGGCTTTTCGATCATGGGCCTGTTAGCCTTGATCGTGTTTCTGTCCAGGGACTGAACCGCCATGACGTACCAGGGCATCTGAACATGCACTACGACTCGTGGTCCGAGACCAGCGATGACAACGCCCGCTTCAGTCGCCACCTGTTCGACTGGCTCGTCGCCCGCGACGTCGACACCCGCCACGCCCGCGGCGTCGTCATGCTCGTCCTGCTCGACCACGGCTTCGACGTCCTCCAGCTCGGACCCCAGGCGTTGTCCGACGACGAGCTCGCCGCTACCGTCGGCGCCATCGCCGATCACCTGCGCCTCGACCAGGCCACCAAGAACTGAAGCGCTCCCCGCACACCCACGCCACGCCCACACGAACTGCGTCAGCCACCCCCAGCGTCTCGGCCGCGCTCGTCCGCTCACAGACATAGCTTCCCCGCTTCCAGAGCGTCTCGCGTTCCACGTACACCCCGAACCTGAGTACAGCGTGTGATACGCGACTCGGCGGAGTCCCGCGTCCAGGAAGAGGACCCCGGTCTGATCTCGCCTACACCACTCTCGTCCAGACGTCTCCCGTTGACGTCCAGCGCAGCGCAGCGAACGCGCCCAGCGTACAACACACCGCCAAATCACGTCTAGACCACGTGTCTAACGCGTAGCTGGCTAGAGCGAGCTGGCAGGCTCCTCAGACAACAGACACGTCGCGTTAACCGGGGGGTTTTGGCTTTCGTTTAGTGCTAAACCCTGCTGTCCAGTCCTCGATGCCTTAAGGACGCGCGCACGCGCGGAGGACCGGCTCGCCGTCTCTCAACCTGCGCTCAATGTCAAATTAATTGACAGCTTACTGGGCATGCTGCATAGTGTAGCCATCGATCAACGCACGCAACCGCTCGGTACTAGGAATACCGAACGGCTGCTAACCACATCAGAGGACCTATCTCCAACATGGCTACCGACACTCTACTTGACGGCTACGTATATACGGGCGACGTCAGCCCGGCCGACTACGGCGGACGCTGGCTTGGCGTCAGCGCTGACACTCTCGGCCACGTCATCGAAGTCATCGGCGCGGCTGACCTCGCGCAACCGGCATGGGAACCGGACGGTTCCGACAACGATTACTGCATTGTCCAGAGTGGCGATATCTACGTGCACGGCCACAATGAGATCCGACGCGCGCTCGACTCCTGCGGTTGGCACATTCGCGGTATCGCCGACCGCACCCAGCGCCGCGCCATGATGCTGGACGCGTACGTCAGCTACTACGGCTACGACGTGGCCGAGGACTTCGACGGACGCTATCAGCAGCGCATGTCAGCCGATGACGAAAGCGCTGTCCTCGCGCAGGTCAACCGGTGGGCACGCTAATGCACTGGACCTACAACCGCTCTCAAAAGCTGTGGACCGCATCGCGCGGAACCGGACTCTTCGGAGTCCAGAAAGGCGCACACGTCTGGTACTCAATGCTGCTACCTTTCGCCGGCTACCCGGTCGTACTGGCTACCTTTGCAACAAAGGCCGACGCAATGGCCGACGCGGAACGCATCGCGGCTATGCCACAAGCTGGCCGCGCGTGACGTGCGTTATCTGTGGTCAGCCGGCCACGCTGCGCCTTCCGTATCACTCCGTCTACCCACGCCAACCGGCCTGCGAAACGTGCGCCGGTCCTATTCCGAATCCACGCACCTACGACGCGTGGGCCGAATTGCATCCCTACCCACTCGACGCACGACTACCTTTGCCAATTGTTCGCCAATTCCCCTTCAAAGATTGAGGACCTATCTCACATGTACACCCGAGCCAACACTTACCCCGACGCACCCGGCCACTGGACAACCGTTGATGGCGAGTACGAATTCGTCAAGACCGCCAACACGTGGACCGCGCGCCGGCGCGACTCTGACCGCATCATCGGCAGCGGTCCTACGCTGGCCGCCGTCATGTCGCTCGCCGGCCGTCACTACATGACGCCGGTAGGCCAGTGGCCAGAGAGCGTGCTCAACGCGGAGACGGGGAAGAGTGCGGACTGCCAGTGGAGCCGGCACGTGCTGTGTCTGGCGCCCTCGGAGTGCAAGTGCCGCTGCCATGAGGTTGTGCAAACGGCGCGCATTCCCCAGACGTGTGACGAGTGTGGCGAGGTGATCACACCGCTGCAGGACATCGAGTGGGTAGCGCTGCCGAATGGCGAGTACGTGACGTATCACACGCCGGCCGCACATCGAGACATGGGCTACAGGACGGCAAGCCGAACGTGAGGCCGGACAAGTGGACGTCATGACTGGTACCAACTCTACGGACGCGCGCGACATCGTGCGCGCGCTCCGCTCCCACTACGGACTCTCCCAGGCTGCCCTCGCGCAGCTCCTGGACGTCACGCGCGTCACCGTCGCCAACTGGGAGCGTGGCTTTCCCATCTCACGTATCACCCGCTACGCGCTGCTCCACCTCGACTATCGCCTCGGCGAACAACTCACTCCTACGGACCCACTCGAACATGCCGAAGACTGACCACTCCTCCAGCCCAGACCACCGCCCGGACTTCTGGAAGCCCAACACTTCGTATTCCGCGCCGAAAGGTCAGTTCGACCCCGGCTACGACGGCGCCTACTCGCTGCGCGGCTGGCTCATCAGCCTGGCCATCGTCGCCGCGCTGATCCTGATTCTGGTCCTCAACATCCACTGGTAGCCCCGCTACACTACGCCGTGTCGCGGTTGCAGTAGCCAAACTCCCCAACTCGACACACAGCAACCCCGCGCTCGTCACTGGCCGCGGGGTTGTTGCTGTCTCACGTCAGGCGACCGGCACCCGACCTGATCAGTCTACGACCTGACCCATCTCGCGCAGGTAGGCCGCGTACTTACTCGGCTCTTCGCCCCGTCCGTGATCGATGTACGCCAGCTGCAAATCGATCTGCTCGAGCGCGCGCCGCAGCGCGACAGGCTCACTGTCACGCTGGCTACGCTGCACCGCGGCGCGCAGCGCCACCGCCTCCGTCCTGGACAGGATCAGCCACGGTCTACGATCCGCGCCACCGTGCGCGCTCACGCTACGAGCTTGCGGCGACTACGAAACAGCCGCACGTGAAAGCGACTCTTGCAGCGCGAACAACAGAACGCGCGCTGACCAGGCCGCCGTCCACTCGTGTGCGGACTGAAGCGATAGCGGCACTCGGCACACGTCAGTCTCTGAGCCATCTGAACCACCGCGCCAGCGCCAGACCCACGCTGAGACTCGCCAGACACCAGGCTACGAGCGTCACGATCAGCCAGTGCAGCTCGCTCATCACTTGCGTCCTCCGAGCACCGCTACGAGCTCGTTCCAGTCAGCCGGCTGCCACGTGTAGTACTCAACGCCGGCGATCGCCTCGAGCGCCACGCGCCACAGCCGCTGCGCCAGCGTCAACTTGCCGCGCTGAGATTTGAGCTCGACGAACAACAGCCGGTTGCTCGCCGGATTCAACAAAACGAGGTCTGGGAAACCGCTGGGACTGCGCCGGCTGTCGTACGTGTGGTAGACGTACTTGAAGCCCACGTACTTCGCCAGGCCCACCACACGCGCCTGAAAATGCGCCTCCGTCTCTTTCTCCCACAGCAGCTCGCGCGTGGTCATGCCCGCCCGCCGATGCTTCGGCGCCGTGTACTTCGCCCGCTTGAGACCGATCGGCAGCGTCTTGCGCAGATGGTGCTGCAGTGGCTTGGCGCGCAGTCGCCGCGGCGGAGGCGGCGGCAACCTGGTCGATGCCTCGCCCTCGATCCAGCCGATGTTGTCCGCTACCGGCCGCCGCGGCTTTCTCGTCCTCGGTCCTCGCAGTCGCTCCGCATCAAAGATCATCGTCATCGTCGTCCTCTGCCTCACGATCCATCGCTTCAACGACAGCACGAATCCCCTCGCGTTCAACCAGCACGTCGACAATGCGTTGCAAGCGATACAACCGCAGATAGAACTGCCTGAGTTCTTCGTGCAACGGCACAGGCACGCTGCACAACTCTTTGGCCGTCCAAAAAATGACCTTGGGAGTAGCCATCATTCCTCCTCCATCACATCCTCGTCTGGTGGCAGCACATACTCGTGCGCACCACTCTTCAGCACCTCGCGACAGATCACCTTGCGCTCTGTGAGCGCGTCCAACGCTAGGTACAACTGCGTCCGTCCCACGCTCACAAACTCCCTGAATTGCTGCGCACGCAGTCGCCCGCGCTCCTTCAACGCACTCACGATCTGGTACTGCACCTCGGTAAACGCCAGTTCACCGTTGTCGCTCAGCATCACGAAACGCCCGGCCTGCAATTCGATTACCGTGCGCGCTGGCGTCTCGTCGTAGCGCGACAGGCTCTCGAGTTGGCGCACCGTGGGCCGCACATCACGATTGCCACGCCGCAGCGACAGAATGATGTCGACCGCACCGGCATACGCGCTCGAGCCACGACCTGAATCCCCCACGTCGCCACCCGCCTTGCGCTCGTGGCGCATGAACAGAATGCCCAGCCCATCGCGCGCGCACGCTTCCTGCAGGGGTTGGACAGCGAGCAGCGCGTCCGCAGCGTGGTTCTCCGCATCACCCCGCAGACCTAGCCACGGTGCCAACGTATCGATCACCAGCAGCCTGGCACCAATGCGTCGACAGAACGCCGAGGCTTCAGCCACAACATCTGCCCAGCGCATGTCGCCGACTTCGTGTCGCAACTGAATGTGCAGGTCGTGGTTCTGCAACAGATCGGCGCGATACAGCGCCTGATGCAGCGAGCGCTCGTTCTGCTCGCTCAACAACAGCACCGGGCCGCGCAGCGCCTCG